GTTGACAGCAGCGCAGGCAGCAGTGCAGGCCGCAAAGGTTGAAAACGCAGCTACAATGATGGCAGTATCCCTGGGGCTTGATGCAAAGACAATTCCATACGTCTTGAAAATGGCTGATCTTAGTCAGGCATCAGGACAGGATGGGAAGATTAACGAAGAAGCACTGAAAACAGCACTTAATACGGTATTGGAAGCTGTTCCGGCTTTGAAACCACAGGCTGACGGAAAGACCGGCTTTACTCAGGTAGGAACTGGTGGAAATCCGGCACAGCATTCTCAGTCAACTACAAACCAGACAGCAGTGCCAACAAAACGTTGGAATCGCTGGAATTAAAAAGAAAGAAGGTATAAACTATGGCATTAAATTATGCAGAACAGTGGAGCCCGGAGCTCCTTGAAATCCTGATGCAGGGAACCCTGACATCTCCATTTGTAACTAGCAATGTTAGATGGCTTGATGCCAAAACATTTCATTTTACTCAGATGAGTACATCCGGATACAAGAACCACAGCAGAAAAGGCGGCTGGAATGTTGGTTCTTACGAACAGAAAGACGTACCATACACACTGACACACGACCGTGATGTTGAATTTATGGTAGATAAAGCAGATGTTGATGAGACAAATGCTACAGCTTCCATTCAGAACATTTCCCGCGTGTTTGAACAGACATGGGTAGTTCCGGAAACAGATGCGCTGTTCTTCTCCAAGGTAGCTCAGGCAGCTCAGAAGACAGAAGAATATCATGGATCCACAGCAACATCTGCATACACAAAGGCAAAAGCTTTCGGTATGCTCAAAGATATCCTTGCAAAAGGAAAACTCAGAAGATACAAAGCAAATGGTTCTCTGCTTATGTATGTTCGCAGCGAGATTATGGATGCTCTGGAGCAGTCTACAGAATTCACCAGAAAGATTGAAATGACCCAGATTGCAGAAGGCGGTCTTGGCATTGAGACCAGAGTAACTGAAATCGATGGCGTGCCGATCATGGAAGTTATTGACGATGAGCGTTTCTATGATGCATTCAACTGGGAACCGGAAGGCGGCGGATTTGAGCCACTCAAAAAAGCATCCGGAGTGACAGGAGCACACAAGATCAATGTGCTGGTTGCCTGCGGTCAGACCTGCAAAACCGTACCAAAGATTAACAGTATTTATTACTTTGAGCCGGGTGGACACACCAAGGGAGACGGATACCTGTATCAGAACAGATCATTTTCTGATGTATTTGTGTTCCCGAATGGACGTGATGGCAATATCGACAGTATCTATGTTGACGTAGACACAACAGAGGTTGGTGCCTGATCGGAGGGCGTCATATGAGATATAAATCGTATGCAACAGAAAGCTATTACCTGGATACCTATGAAGGAATTCTGATACCTGAAGATGAAATAGAAAAAGCATTAAAGCAGGCAAGCAGACATGTAGATTCCCTGACCTACAACAGGATTGTAGGCCGGGGATTTTTAAATCTTACGGAATTTCAACAGGAAATTATCCGGGAAGTTATATGCAGACAGGCAGAATTTGAGTATGAGAACGCAGACGAAATAAGCAGTGTCCTGTCCTCTTACAGTATTAACGGCGTATCTGCCCAGTTTGGCAGTTCATGGAATGTATTTACAGGCAAAGGTATCGCGATGAAGAGAGACGACTATACACTTCTCTGCCAAACCGGCCTTTGTTGCCAATTAGCGAGGTGATCATATGAAATATCCATGTCTGGTACCCAGACGGTTATGTAAAACAGATATCAGTCTGTCGTTTGACAGAGAAGGCTTAAATGAGTACGGAGAACCGCTGGAACCTATACAGTATTCAGGAAAATGTAATTATCAGGATAAAGCCCGGACAGTGTTGACTGCTGAAAAGAAACTGATCCGGATTACAGGGACAGCCTTGTTTTGCGGGGACATATGCCCGGAACTTCCGGTCATATCCGGCGGTGAGGCTGTCATATTTGGCGTAAAAAGGCAGATCGAACAGGGAACAAAGGCACGAAATTCTGACGGTTCAGTAAATTATACAGAGGTTCAGCTAATATGATCCGGGTAAATTCAACAGCGAGATTGAATCTTCCCAAAATCCGAGAACTCTCAGAGATGCAGGTGAAAGCTCTGGAACAGACGGCAGAAGCGCTTCACACAGAAGTGGTACAGGCTCAGGTTTTCCCGAGAGATACCGGAAACCTGCAGAATGAAAGCACGTTCGTGGATACTTCCAAAAGCAAACAGGGGAAAGTATCTATAGTATCATCAACTCCATATGCCAGAAGGCTGTATTTTCATCCGGAATATCATTTCCATACAGACGAAAACCCGAACGCAAAAGGAAAATGGTATGAAGACTGGCTTCCGGGAGGAAGAGAGGCAGATTACTGTACAAATGCATTTAAACGAATCTACAGGAGGCTGACAGGAATATGACATTAGCAGACGTGAGAGACTATATAGCTTCCCTTGAATTGGCTGCACACGTATACATGGGGAAACTTCCGGATGAGGAAGATAAATCTATTGGAGTATACAACAGCAAGCATCAGTATCCACAGCACATAGCACTTGGAGGCCCCGCTCAGGAGGGATACGGGCAGAAATATATAACTCTGCTGATACATTGGAATAAATCTCCAAGGGATACCGAAAAAACAGCTACAGAGCTGTTTGAAGTGCTCAGACGGGCAAGGGATATAACGATTAATGATGAAACCATTAAATTTATACAGCCACTTTATGAAATCCAGGATGTTGGAACGAACGATTCCGGAATTTGTGAAATGGTAATAGAGGCGGCTGTTATCTATGCAAGAAAGGAAAACAGAATGAAACGTAAAGCTTTACAGATGAATTTACAGAAATTCGCAGGAAAAACAAATGTATTTCCGGTTCTTGACAACAAGTTCAAAGTTGGAAAGGCAAAGGAATCAGCAACAACCATTGCAGATATGGAGACATTTTCCGTAGAGTTTTCTAATGGTGTGGAAACCTGGACTCCTATGGACCAGGAAGGCTGGCAGA